GGTCCGGATATTTTCCTTTTTTGCTTGCCAGGACCCGCATCACATACCTTGCAATGAGGATATTGATTGGAGTTCTGAGTATATGCCTCATATTCTCCTTTGCAAACATTACAGTAATAGTCGAATATGACAGGCATTTAGTTCACCGATGTAATTATTTTTTGCGTTGGTTTCAAGATTCCTGCACCGAATTGCTGTTCGTATACTTCACTGACATTTTGAATTGCAGGAGAATCCAATAGAATATTGTCTCGATCCAACTCAAAATTTCTGTTTGATTGTTCGTTTCCTTCACAACTTCCCGTACCCACTTGAAACCAAGAGACCATTGAAGGCGGCGCTTCGGGCGCAAGTCTAACCAGAGTAATTGGATTCTTAATGAACACAGTTTTTCCAGTTCTATCAGTTTCTTCTGCGACAATTTCTTCGCCCGATTTTAGTTTGTATGCTTTGATATCCATATCATTGTTTCCTTGTTAATTTTCGTTATTATAACTTATTTTACTTCATTTGGCAAGTCTTTATATACATGCCAGACAAAATCTCCAATAAAAACTGTATCGACATACTCAATACCTACGTCAGGAATTTCCCATCCTGTACCGAATATATTGTAAATATGTCGCTCTGTTCTAACAGCACCCATTTCAACTTCATACCACGCGTATACATCTCCCGATTGAACACCCAATTTCAAGAATTTTGATCCAACAGGAATCTTCAAAGGATGTCCAGAATGTACTTGAAACTTGTATATTGATCTCATGTTCTCTCCATAAAGTGATTTAAGTCTGCGAATAATCCAACAAGTTTGTTCTTCAATAGATATTGTTGAATGTTCTTATTGTTGCCGTTTGATTCGGAGTGATACGCGTTAAGAATATCAACCTGCAATTCGTCTGGTGTATGCGACAGATCAACCAAGCGTTCGTTTTCTCTATATCTGTCCATTTGATCCTTTGTCTCTGCAAAGTCTCGAATATTCTTATTAATGACAGAATCGAACCACTTTTGAGATATTGATTTCTGTCTTACTCCGTTCATCAGATCATCGCATCCAGATAACATATTGCAAATACCATCACCGGAATCACCTTTGATAATATGCTCTTTCAGATATCGTTTTGGATCAGCGCACTTCACAAGTTTTTTTGTTTGTGAATCCAACTGTGTAACATTGGAGTATTTCTGCAACTGTTTGAAGTCATGGTCGCGCGACACAATGACAATAGGTTCTTGTCTATGCAACTCCTTGACCAGCGTTCCAATGATATCGTCTGCCTCACATCTAGGAATATCAATCACCTTATACGGAAATACCAAATCGAGTTCTGAGGTAAGTTCGCGCATTGCTGTCTTCACTTCATCCCAGTCAACATGATCTTGCTTTTGTTCTTGAAGTTTTCGGGCGGCAGGTCGCTTTCCTTTATAATTGGGGAATATCTCTTTTCTCCAATAGGGCGCTGCTTTAGAATCCATTGCAAATACAATGTTTCCATGTGTGCTAGAGTATTTCTTTTTGTATGCAACAATAGAATATAGAGTCATTTGCTTAAACAACTTAGTATCAAAATTGTCATTCATTGCGATTAAGGCGTGGACGTTCGCAACCAGTATTCCTGAAAAGTCAAGTAAAATCATTTTCCAAACTTCTCCAAAATAAGTAATCCTACGAAACTAAAGGCACCAATCGCAGCAATAAATAGTAACCATGTCAAAATCATTCCGAGTGGAATCCAAATTATTGATGTGATGATCCAGAACCACGACATTTGTATGGTTCCAATGAGTTTTAGAACAACCAATGCTACGAATAGTAATCCCGGCGCACCTACTCCGGTTGATGAACTTGAACTTGATTTCGACATATTATTTCCCTTTTCTGTCTGTTATTGAATAGATAATTGCCATTATGCAGACAATCAATAGTGGTGATACAATGACAAAATACGGCCAAGTGATGAATCCCCATACTTTCATTATTCCTGTGATCAGAGTAAAAACGATCATCATGCAGGCAATCACAATTCCAGTCATGATTTTCAGTTCTTCAGAAACTACCACTGTCTTTCGATTGACTTCATTTGTCGCAGCGTTTAAAGCGTTCACATCGTCTACTACATCTGTTTTTGAAAATCTCATGTTTTTCTCCAATTATAAAAATTTGTTACCATTCGATGAACCACCTTATGCAATCCAGCGTTAAAAAATCTTCTCACTCCATATCCTCTTAATACTGAAACAATCGTGAATATCGCTGTGATCATGCAATTTACCCAAAACGGATATGTTTCTTTCATAAAGTCAAGCCATATCAATATGGGTTGAACAATGAGCATCCACGTTAGCAGAGCACTAAATATTCCTAAGAATTGATTGACCCCGGATTCTATCCAGGATTCTAACTTCGATTGTTCCAATTACTTTTTCCACTTATCGAATACAAGTTGTGCTTCAAGTCCGGTATACGTATATCGTGAAAGATAATCAGCATCGACTTGAATACCGTTTTGAATCATTTCATTGACATCCTTATATTCATTCAGTTTTGACCAAACAACAATTGACTCGCCCGCGCGAATTGCCTTTTGTTGCAACTTTTTGATTGCGGTATTTCTTGGTTCGTTATCCCAAACCAACACGCGTTTTGTAACGCCTTTGATTGTACCCAAAGATGATCCTGCAAACGCAACCGAGTTCTCGATAAACATAGAGTCAATCGGACCTTCTAGGACATAGACGACCTTTGATTTATCAATTGTGTCCATACCATACACTAATTCTTCGTCCTCGGCAACCAGTTTGATGGTAATATACTTGACTTTATTGTTTGGATCCAAGGATCGCCCTTGCACACCGATCAGTTCATTTTTCTCCGACCAGAAAGGGATAATTAGACGTTCATCGTCATTTTCAGTGTGTGCAAATTTATCCGTAATTAAATGGGTATTGACGAACGCCTTGAAGTTTTTTGAATGGTATAGTTTTTTATACATATCCTTCGACATACCACGATTCTCGCAATAGTCTTTTGCTTTAGGACATAGAGATACGGGCGTTAAAAAGGTTAGTGCATTTGATTTCACATTAAATTCCGGTTTTTTTGTTTCAATTCTGATAATAGGTTTTTTCTTCTTTTTTCTTGAATATCCATAATTATCATATACGTACTGATCATATAGTTCTGGAAAAACTATTTTAATAAAGGTGCCAAACTTGTGTGAGGCGTCACAATTGAAGCAGTGGAAAACCCACTCTCCTTTGTGCGTAAAGAAATTCCCGCGTGCTGCGCGTGGATCCTTTTTTGAGTCGCCGCATATTGGACAAGAAAATGAATACCTATTTTGGTTGGTTTTCTTAAAATTTCTTAATTGTCCAGATATTTGTACGATATATTCTTGTTCAACGATATTAAGACGCGACTAATGCAATCAAAATACAGGATGCAATGACGAATTCAATTGATGAAATTGTAAAATTAAACTTCAATTCAAAGTCATTAAAAACATCATGCATCGACTTGTGCGCAAATGTTCCGAATAAATGTCCTGAGTGCATCAGCAACACAATAATCGGTAAGATTAAAAACACTTTCATAATTTAAGTTCCTGTCATTAAAAAATATACAAAAAATCCTTCAAACATGCAAATAATACTGACTATCATTGATATAGACAGTTCTGTTTTAGATAGTTTAGGATTTCCTTGAAATAGTGATTCAAGAACCATTAGGAATAGTCCTGAAGCAATAAGCAACATCATTAACACATACATCAGTTTAACTCCGGAAACATTTGTTTATACGTCCACTTGGTGAAATCATATTTCAGGTCGTTATATCTGGATGCGGGATTATACATTCGTTGTAGTTCCCACCAATTCTCCTGATCATATATGAAGTCGGCAGCGCGTTTGCTATGCAAATACGTGAGATAATTACGTAATGCCGCGATGCCTCCTACTGTTAGTCCGGTTATTAGTGCAATGATTATTAGGTTCATGACGCAATTATACACTGTTTTTAGTGTTCTGTCAACCCTTTAATTCAAAATGATACGCATCAAAGAAAGAATTAAATGGTCTATCTCTGCTCGTGCTCCAGTTTCCACCCCACCTGATCTT